CTCTCGTTGAGACCATCAATGATGTGTCTGCACAAATTCACCGCAAGACTCTTCGCGGCGGAGCTAACTTTATTGTCTGCGGACCTGAAGTTGCTAACGTCCTTGAGTTCACCGCTGGATTCCGTGCTTCCGTCACTGCTGATGAAGACAAGGGTAGCATTGGTTCAGTCAAGGTTGGTTCCTTGAGCAAGAAGTTCGACGTCATTGTTGATCCGTACTTCCTGCGCAACGTGATCCTCGTTGGCCGTCGCGGTTCTTCTTTCCTTGAAAGCGGATACGTGTACGCACCATACGTGCCACTGCAAACCACACCTACAATCTTCGGACCAGAAGACTTCGTGCCTCGCAAGGGCGTGATGACTCGTTATGCGAAGAAGATGGTTCGTCCAGATATGTACGGACTCGTGATTTGTCGCGGATTGTTGGGTGAGTCTGGAGGCTGATATATAAGCTTTTAGCTTATATCTGGTGTAAAACCAAGAGTAACACAACACAGAATGCCCCCACCTTGAGAAAGGTGGGGGTCTTCTTTTATGTTGAGACTACTTATACGCGAACCGAAAGGTTTACCATAATGTTTTTGACATGATTACAAATGGAGGGTTTTAAACATGGGAAGTAAAAGAATAGGCTTGGCGAGAACCCAAGCGCTTTTAGAGGGACTAAAAAGAGAGTTAAAAATGGGAGGTAGCAATGCACGACTTGGCCGTGTACATTTATCAAAAACTGCCGACTATACTATGACAGAAGCAGACAACGGAGCAATTTTGCACGTTAATCCTGCTGCAACTACACTGATTCAGCTGCCAGGTGCCGAAGATGTTGACGCGGGTTGGTTTTGTACAATCATTTTGACTGAAAATGATGGCGGAACAATGGACAACATTGTCAACATCGGTACTAAATCTGGAGAATTCTTTGATGGCTGTATTTGGTGTAACGACGGCGATGGCAACTCATTCGCCAATGGAACATCCAACGACTTCATTAACGCGAAAACTACCGCACAAAGTGGTGTTAGAATTGAAATTCATTCGGACGGAACTTTTATGCATGCAACCGGTTGGGCCGTAGATGCCAGCGACTGCTTGTTTGCTGACACTGCTGCTAGCTGATTAGCATTAAAATATATCTTTTATGTTTTGCCCCCTCTTTTTGAGGGGGTTTTTCTTTTTAAAAACGCTGATCCGCCAAAAAATTTCGGCGCCTATTTTTCCAGATTTTCTTTTTTGGTAATTCCTGACTATTTATTAGCACAGGTTTTAAAGAAAAGGAAATGTTATGAACCCACGTAAAAGATTGATGTTTAAAAATAGAGCTAAAGCTCGTCGCGAAGCAATTGTCAAAGCAGAAGAGGAAATCACAAAAACTCCAATAGCTGAAACAGTTAAAACCAAGGTTGAGGATGCTCCAACAGTTAACAAGCCAGTTGTAGAAACTGCTAAGGTTTCAGAAGAACCAGCTCCGAAAGTAGCACCAAAAACAGTTGAAAAGCCAAAAGTCGCCCCGGCCCCGACTTTGAAAGCCACACCTGCGAAAAAGGCGCCAGTAAAAAAAGCTGCAGCGCCAAGTAAGGCTGCAAAAAAGAAAACAACTAAGAAGACTTCGTAAATATCTTATATAAGTGTTTATCTTTGGTTATGATCAACTATTTACCTAGTAGGAGGGTCTGTGCGTGCCAAGAAACCTAAGCCCAAAATCAGAAACAAGTGCTATAGTACTGACATCAACCGGTTCGGCCGGCTCTGTTTCCAACTCGTTACCATTTGGAATTTACACGGGTTCAGTTGCATTTTTAAGTGGCGCTTCTGACCAAGTTGCCTATGTTTATAAAAAATTAGGCGGCGATGTCGTTGATATTGAGCTTACCCCCGCCAATGTTTATGCGGCGTACGAAGAAGCGGTTTTGGAATATTCGTACATTTTCAATCTGCACCAAGGTAAGAATGTATTATCAGATGCTCTTGGTAATGTTACTGGTACCTTTAACCACAAAGGCAATCTTACGTCGGGCCCGCTTAGCGCTAGCCTAAGATTTCCTAGGTTTGAGGCTAACTATACAAACAAGATAGCGGACGGAATGTCTACGATGGCAGGAGTTGGTGGTACTACAAGTATCTACTCGGCATCCTTCACAACTACAAAAAATCAACAAGACTACGATTTACAAACAATTATTTCTAGTTCTTCAGCTTCTGGTGTCAATGATAATGGTGACGCCATTGATTATGCTGGTAAAGTTACAGATAAACGAATTATTATTGATAAAGTTTTTTATCGTTCGCCAATTGCAATGTGGAGATTCTATGGGTATTATGGCGGTGTTGGCGTGGTGGGTAACTCTTCGACATACGGTCAATATGCCGATGACTCTACATTTGAGATTATTCCAACATGGCAAAACAAATTACAAGCTATAATGTACGAAGACTCGCTTTACACAAGAACCTCACACTACTCTTATGAGCTTATCAACAACAAATTGAGATTATATCCGGCGCCTCGCGGAGCTGATAACTTTGCTGGCTACCTTGATCGTATTTGGTTTAGATTTAGGATTAAATCAAATATCTTTGAAGAAGAGGGTGATACTGACACAGGTATTGAAGGTATTAACAACCTAAATACGCTACCCTTTGATAATATACCTTACGAAAACATTAATGCCATTGGTAAGCAATGGATTAGAAAATATGCACTTGCTCTTTCTAAAGAGATGTTAGGGCAGATCCGCGGCAAGTTCCAAACATTGCCAATTCCGGGTGACAGCGTTACATTAAACCACTCTGAATTGCTTAGTCAAGCAAAAGAAGAGCAACAGAATCTCCGCGACAAGCTGACAGAACTCCTCAAAGAAGTAGAATACCCAGAATTGGCCAAGAAAGACCAAGAAAAGAGCACCGCTGCAGAGGAAACCTTAAGGCGTTCGCCATTGCCCATTTTTGTAGGATAGGAGAGAGTAGATGTCAGACGATAGCAAATGGTCAAAGCCCGCAGCACCACCTCCGCCTCTCTTTTTAGGTAAGAAAGAGCGAGATCTTGTTAAACAAGTTAATGATGAGCTTGTTGAGAAGGTCATAGGTCAACAGATCTTATATTACTCGATTGATCTTCGAGCTACAAAGTTTAACGAACTCTATGGTGAAGCGATTAAAAAAACCTATCTGCCTCCTATACGCGTTTACGCTTTAATTGAATTCACTGATTATTCCACTGACTACATGGAAAGTGCTGGAATTGACAAATCCTGGGAAATCATGGTACATTTTCATAAAAGACGCCTTGAAGAAGACCAAGACCTCTATGTAAGAGAAGGGGACTTTGTTTTGTACGGCGATTATTACTATGAAATTGTTACTTTAGCAGAGCCAAAGCTCTTATTCGGCCAAGCTGGTAAAGAGTTTGAGATTGCTGCTCGTTGTAGAAGAGCAAGAAAGGGTTTATTTGATGCTTCCTGATAATTTTGACTTTGCACAACTGCCAGTAGACACAAAAAGCCTGTCATTAAAGGAAATCGGCATGTTAGTGTCGGATATTGAGAATATTGACTATTCTTTGGTCTCGTGGCTCAAGGAAGACCTGTCACTCAGTGCCACCACTAACGAGGGTTTCGTAAAAGTGCCAGTTTTGTGGCAAACACCCGAGCGTTCATTCCAGATCAAGAACGAAAAAGAGTTGCGAGACGATGCCGGCGCCTTAAAACTTCCCATAATAAGCATTGAAAGAACAAATATCACGAAAGACCCCGCGCGGAAAGGATCTTATCAAGCGCATCTATATTCTAAAGATAGAAATGGCCGTGTTGGTAGAATGATATTGGCAAAGAAGATTAAACAAGATAAAACTAGAAATTTTGCTGTCGTACAGGCCTCCAGAAACATCTCGGTAGGAAAAAGACAACAATACTCGCCACGAATTAATAAAAAAGTTGTAATCCAGACGCTTTCAATACCAATCCCTGTATATGTTAATGTAGAATACAAGATTATTATTAAATGTGAATACCAACAACAGATGAATGAGATGATGGCACCTTTTATAACTAGAACTGGCCAAATTAACGCTTTTACTATGAAAAGAAATGGCCACTCTTATGAAGCTTTTATAGATCAGAGTTTTGCACATAATAATAATGTGTCTAATCTTGAAGAAGAGATGAGAATGTTCTCATCTGAAATAAACATCAGAGTGCTTGGCTACTTAATGGGAGAAGGCGAAAACGATGATCGCCCAATTGTAGCTGTAGAAGAGAGTATTGTAGAGCTTACATACCCCCGTGAATCCGAGCCTCTGCCGGGCACCGAAGACTTTTTTGGCTCATAAAACACTTCCTGAAGTGTCTTTGGGATTAAAAATACTATTTATCTTTGATTGCGCAAGCATAAAGAACATTAAACCAAAGAGAGGGACACATAATGTCAGTGAAAAGTTTTAAATTTGTATCTCCGGGGGTGTTTATCAACGAGATTGATAACTCCTTTATTCCCAAGAGTGCAGATGCCATTGGACCGGTCGTAATTGGGCGCTCACGCAGAGGCCTTGCGATGACACCGGTAAAAGTTAGTTCGTATTCGGATTTCGTAACAGAGTTCGGCGATACTGTTGCTGGTTCAGGAGGTGGGGACGTTTACCGCGATGGCAACTACCAATCGCCGATGTACGGAACCTATGCAGCTAAAGCTTTCCTTCGTTCGAATGTGGCCCCTCTGACCTTCATTCGTCTTCTGGGTCAGCAAACTACCACGGGTAAGTCTGTTGGTGGTGATGCGGCAGCAGGCTGGTCCACATCGGGTAAACCAGTTAGTGGAAGCGGACTGGCCGCGTCAACTACTGCTTTGACAAGCAATGGTGGAGCTTTCGGTCTTTTCTTATTCCGTTCTGGCTCAAGTGCAAACATTGGCGAAGGTACCCACGCTGCTACTTTTTACCTTAATAAAGGTAAGATCTTCTTAAGTGGTAATATTGTTGGCCCCGGTGGTAGCAAAGCGGATGCCGGCACTAAGGGTGTTGGTAAAGTTATTGAGTCAGACAGTAATGGACTATTCAATATTTTTGTTTCTGGTACTCAGCAGTCTGAAACAATTAAATTTGGTTTCGATGACACACAAGAAACATTCCTTCGCAAGAGATTTAATACTAATCCTCAAGTTGCTAGTAACAATACAACTACTTTCTACCCCGCTAGCGCTAGAAAAGATTACTGGCTTGGTGAGTCCTATGAGCAAGCACTGCGTAGAAAAAACATGCAAAATCTGCAAAATATGTTCGGCGTCTTGTTACCGCTTGCTTCAGGTGGTATATTAGACAATGATTACAACCCTGCCAATATGAAAGCACAGGCTTCACGCGAAGCAGTTGCTGGTTGGTTTATTGCTCAAGATCAGGGCACAGCTGCTTCTTATGAGCCGCAAAACGCTCAAAAGTTATTCC